GGATCGGCATTCCCATATCAGGCTGCAACTCCAGATATGAACCCTGATGATTATAGATTTACGGCACAAGCAGAATTTCCTAGTGGAATGAGTTCTAGGTATAGTTTGCCAGCGGGTGCGCCAGCAGCAGAGGCTAGTCAATATGATGTTGGCAATGTTGACCCAAGAGTTAGACTTCAAGCAATGCAAGACTTAGGTATTAAAACTGGCGGCGTTACTTTAGCGCCAGAACTAACTGTTCCATCTCGCCCTAGCGCTGCAACTCTAGGCCCCGTTGCATTAGATGCAAGAATGAGAGCAGATAGAGAATTAGCTAGGGAAACAACTGCCCCCGGCATAATGGATCGTGCTTCTGCTTATACGGGCTTATCTAAAGAAGCTCTTGCTCGTTTAGGTTTAGCAGGTATAGGAACCATTCAAGGAATAATGGCTTCTAGAGAAGCGTCAGAACAAGGCCGTCAAGCTCGTCGTGAGACAGAAGCATTAGCTCGTCCATATCAACAGCGTGGTGAGGCGTTAATTCAACAAGCACAAGCTGGTGAGTTGACCGCAGCAGGTCAGCAACAACTACAAGCTCTACGCGCTAGGTTGGCACAAGGCGCTGAAGGTAGAGGCGGTGTAGGTGCTGCACAAGCGGCTGCTCAAGTAGAGGCTTTCCGTCAAAACCTATTGCAAAACCAGTTTGATTACGGACAGAAGATTAGCAATATTGGCGACCAGCTAATGTTAGGTGCTATCCGTACTGGCTTAGAAGCTGACCGTTATGCGGCTGGTCTGTCAAATACGTACTTTACTAATATGGCGAGTATTGCTGCTGGTATGCCTGTTCAAGGTGGAGGCGCACAATAATGGCTGAACTATCTTCTGCATTAGCTACACAGATGCCAGCATTGCCATTAACGTCTGGCGTAATGAAAAAAGCTACTGGCCCAAAATTACAGCAAATAACGGCTGGTGAAATGTATCCAGCTATGCAAGAACGTAGAGGTGAGGAACTAAGACTACGTCAAGGCATTACAGATACAGAGGCGCAGCTTGCTGGTAAGGAACAAGAACAAAAGATTTCAGGATTAGAGCAAAAGAAACAATTACAAGAAACTCAAGCTACAGAGTTACGTGACTTGCCTGAACGTACTAATTTAACTACAGCTCGTCAAGAGTTAGCTGGTGCTGCATTTGTTCCAACAAAAGAATCCGCACAAGATATAGCAACTATCTTTAGTCTTACTGGAATTATTGGTATGGCTATAGGGGGTGGTGCTAAAGACAATGCTTATGCTGCTATGGCTGGCATGAATGGAATGCTTGAAGGTTACAAAAGAGGTCGTGCTGACATTTACAAACGTGAGCGTGAATCATTTGATAAAAACCTTAAAGCTTTGCAAACAAAGGTGCAAACGTTACAGCAAGAACTAACAGACGCTATTCAACTCAAGCAGCAAGACTTTAAAGCTGGTGAGACTGCTATAGAAATAGCATTAGCAAAGTCCGGTTCTGAACTACTTGACTTAAAACGCAAGAAGAATGGTGACATGGCTGCGCTAGAAACTGTTGTGCAAACAGGCAAGGATGTTGATTCTCTTGTAAAAATGTCTAACGACCAGTTCAAACAAGCAGAAGAACGTAGATTCAAAGAAAGAGAATTAGCGCAGCAAGAGCGTTTACGTATGGCTCAAATAGCAGCTACTAGAGAAGCATCATTAGCAAGAATTGAAGGTCAAAAAGGAAAAATTACTCAACAAAATATGATGGCTCAACGTGCTGTCAACTCGTTGGGTGGTGTTGCTTCTGCACTTGAATCGTTGGCTGAGTTGCCAACAGGAACAACGACAGGATTGCTTCCGAACCTGCAAACTAAAGACGGTTTCTTAAATTACGTAAGAAACAACATTGGTCGTAAGCTTGCTACTAATGAAGCTGAAATGATGAATACCGTATTTACTGGTATTGGTCGTAACTTGGCATCTATTGAGGCAAGTGGCGCTGCTACTGGTTTGACTCAGCTTGCTAATCAAATGCAAAGCGGTTTATATATCAATGAGGGAACCGATGATCCTTACCGAGTTGCTATTAAGCTTGCAGATATTCGTCGTATTGCTACAGAAAACATACGTCCAGCAATTGAATCTGGATTGATGCCAGAAGGTCAAGCAAGAACGGCAGAAGCTTTGGTTAAGCGTATTGAGCAAGCTATTCCGTTTACCACTATAGATGTTATTAGGTCTGCACGCCAACCGGGAGCGCAAACTATTGGTGAGCAAACATCCCGTGTTGTTGGTGGTGGTGAAGGTGGTGGATGGTCACAAGATAAAGAAAAAAGATTGCGCGAACTACAACAAAAAAAGGCAGCTAAGGAGGCAGGTCAATGAATGAAGACGAAGAACTTGAGTTATTACAGCTAGAAAAGGAAAAATCTTTTTCTCAGCAATCGCAAAAACCTAATGAATTTATAAAGCAGCAAAAAACTTTAGGTGAAAGAGCAAAAGATGTTGGTACTTCTGCTGCTATTGGCGGTGCTGCTGGTTTTTTTACGCCACAAATAGCTATGGGTACTGGTCAGATAATGGAGAAAATTCCATACAAACCAGTACAAATGGCTGGTAGAGCTATGCAAGCTGCTGTTCCTAGTTTAACAGGATTAAAACAACAATCTATAGGCGCTGCTACAGGTGCTTTTTCTGGAGCTACTGGTGAGACTGCTGGTCAAGTAGCTGAGTTAGCTGGCGCTCCTGCGCCTATAGCTGAGTCAGCAAGAATATTAGGAAGTCTTGCTCCTGTAGAAATACTTACTAGTGGTGCTAGAGGCACTGCCGCCTTACTACAAAAATTCTCTCCAACTGCTGCTAACACTCGTATGTTATTGCGTAGTGTGATGGATGATGTTGGCGCTGCTAATCTTGCTGGCGCTAAGCGCGAAGAAGTCATGCGACGTATAAACGAACTACGTCAGGCTCCATTTACTACAGACGCACAGAAAAAGCTCTATGACGTTATAACTAAAGATGTGCAGACCATGACGGGTTCTGCCGCACAAGAAGCGCGAGCATTAGAACGATCAGGAACCCGTGAAGGATTGGAAGCACAGCGTAGAGCAAAAGGTTTTGCTGGTTTAGGCGGTGAGGTATCAGATACAAAAACAGCAATCCTACAAGGCGCTAAAGACGCTTTGCGTAATCTTGGTGATACCACACGCGAACTGTCAGACATTGGTCGTAGCCTTAGAAATAGGATTGTTGCTAGGTTTGATGAGCAATCGTTAGCTAGGTCTAAAGCTTATCTGGATCAGAAAAAAATACGTGATGATGCAGTGCAAGCAAAAGAAGGCGCTGGCGTTTTCGTTAATTCATTGCCTGAGTTTAAAACAATGATTACTGAGCTACGCAGTAAGTTATTAGCCGACCCAAGAACAGGGAGAATATTTGATGAAGCAAAAGGTATAACAACTGCTCCCGTTACCGAGCAAGGATTGTTAAGAGCATATGAAAATATTTATCAAGCAGTAGAAGGAAGAAGGGTGTTGGCTGGAGTAAATGATGTTACTGGTAAAAAATCTTACAAAACGTATCCAACTTCGTTTGAGGCATTGGATGCTGTACGCCGTAAGCTTGGTGATGTTGCGTTTGGTAAAGAAGTTGCTGGCTATGAAGGTTTAACTCGCAAGGTTGCTGAAGACTACTACATAAAGCTTAGCAACATTCAGTCTAAGTATGCTGGTGAAGCACAAGATGTATTGCAAAGAGATTATGAAATTGCTTCTCGCTTAATAGACAAGTTCAAAACCAAAGCTGGAGCTAAAGCTACTGCAATGGATCGTATAGATGCAACCAAGTTTGCTTCTGATGACAAGGCATTGCCTAGTACATTCTTTAACAGCAGACAGTCTGTTGCTGACGCTATAGAGCTAGTGGGTGATGCTGCGTTGGTTGAGCGTGAAGCAGCTAACTTTGTAGCTAAAAACTTGGAAGGCAAGAATGCGTCTGCTGCTAAAAACTGGATTACCAGTAAGCAGAACTCAGACTTTCTTAGTGCGTTACCAAATGTTCGTAGATCGGCAGATTCTTACATAGCTAACTTAGAACGTGCTGAAGCTAGGGCTGCTGGTGCTACCAAAGTAAAGGAGCGACTAGGCGTAGAAGAAAGACAGGCTGCGAGTGAGGCTGAGAACGCTCCTAAACTTGGCGTTGAAGAAGCTAAAAAAGTAACAGATGAAGCAAAAAAAGAAGCTAAAAGAATTCTTGGAAAAGCTGAGCCTGCTCGTCGTATCAAACAAATTCTTATGTCAGAAGATGCAACACTGTGGGATAGGATTGCTCCTGCCATTGCTGCCGCTCCTAATGGTAGGCAAATACTAGGTGAGTCTGCGCGTCAAGCATTGGCTGACCGAGCTGAGCAAGGTATATTTGGCACTATGCGTTTCTATGAAGAAAGTTTAATGGATTCTCTAACTAGAACTGGTTTGTTAGGCAAGAAGGAAGCGGATCAAATTCTTCGCCAGCTAAAAGAGATTGCTAATGTTTCAATTTCTGAACCAGAGAAGTTAACGTTTATGGGCAGACTAATTAAAAATGCAATTGTTGGTTACGCCATACCGAGAGCTGGAACTGGCACAATCAATAGTATCGGGGATGTAATAAACCAGCGTGGTCAAATTAACTCTGCTGCACCCAACTTAGGAGCAAGATAATGATGTACGGCAAAGATTACTCTAAGCAAGAAATGCGTAAGATGGAAGAAGACACTCGTCGTGCTGGCGAGAATGAGGTTCGTGGCTCTGCTGAAGCTCAGAAGAATCTAGGACGCACTCTAAAACCTTCCATGCCTATGCGTATGGGCAACCGTAAGATGAAGCGCTAGGAGACTGCTATGCCCTTAGTAAAAGGATTTAGTCAGAAGTCTATGAGCAAGAACATTTCTAAGGAAATGAAGCGCGGCAAGCCTCAAAAGCAAGCCGTAGCTATTGCTTACAGCGTTGCTCGTAAGGCAAAGAAAGAGGCCAGAGGTCGTATGCGATGAGTAGGAAAAAGGACAAGGGGATAAATGCTGAGTTAGAAGAAGCAATCAGCAAGTCTTTGAAGGAAGTGATGGCAGATAGTACCGCCAGCATTACGGAGAAGATGAAAGTCATAGACAGAGCTTTGAAACTAGAAGCTATTAAACTAAAGCTAACAGACGATGAGTGGGGAAGCGGGTTTGCAACTGAGGAAGATGAGTAGTATTATCCGAATACCATTGTTATAAGGGGATATTCATGGATGCTACTTCTATTATCAGGATTGCACTTAGCGTATTAGCTGGCAGGTTAATAGTATTTTTGGCTTTAGGTATGGTTTGCGGTATGACAGCGTGGGCAATGTGGGGGCCGCAGTGGGAAAGATTAGCTGCGCTATCTATCTTTTCTATATTTACCTTTTTGGTTTTGCGTAAAGACAGGAGTTTAAGCGATGAAAAAGTATCAAACGAATAACCAACAAAGCGGTATGGCGATGCGTCCTCAACTGCCCTCTGATATGAGTGCTGATGGTGAGCCGTATTACAAATCAGGTTCTTTGCCTAAAGGTGGCTTTCAATCTATGTGGTGTTTTGGTGGTTCTAGTGACCGCAAGAATAGCCCGACTGATATGGTGAAAGGCCAGAAAAAGGTTTACTAATGGGAATTATGGCTTTCACCCCTATGGGGAACACAGTAACCTTTACTGCGGCTGTATCGCCTCCGTCAGCCGTACAAGCAACATCGACGACTGTTGGTGGAACACAGTATCGAGTACACAATTTAGGTAATGTTGCTGTGTATATGGGTTTTGGTCTTAGTGCTGCGGCTGCGGCAACTATGGCTAACACTACTGTTACAGGATCAACAATTACGTTGATGCCAAACTCAGTAGAAGTATTTACTTTGAACGCAAATCAGTATTTCACTGGAGCTACTGCAAGCGGCACATCGGTAGTTACTGTATTGGCGGGGGATGGTGTGTAATGTTACGAACTGCTGGCGGCATAACTGTAAATCAAACCACTAATTTTGCTGGTTATTATGGGTCATTTTATAGTTCCGTCACGCAGTTTGACGGGGTAAACACACCAACCCTGATTTATGCAGAAAATACTGCTGATGCTGATGGCGTGAGCATGGAGTTAGGCTCAAGCAGTAAGAAGTCTCGTATGACGTTTGCTCATACAGGAACGTACAACATTCAGATTTCTGCACAGATTTATCACGGTGGTGGCGGTGGCTCTGGTGAAGACTTAAATATTTGGTTTAGGTTAAACGGAGTAGATATTGCAAACTCAGACACAAGAATAACCATCACACCATCATCTAAGTACACAGTAGCAGCGTGGAACTTTATTGTTTCAGTATCAAGCAGCCAATACGTCGAAGTAGTTTTTGCAACTAACAATTCTAAGATTGAGTTTTTAGCAGAACCAGCAGCTACAAGTCCTTATGCTCATCCTGCAATACCTTCTATTATTTTAACGGCTCAACAGATAAGGTAATTACATGAAAAGTTATATTCTTGATCGTGTAAAAGAACCATCAACTTGGCGTGGTGCAATCTTATTTCTCACTGCAATTGGTGTTCCTATCGCTCCAGCCATGGGTGAGGCTATTGTTACCGCTGGTCTTGGTCTTGCTGGTTTGATTGGTATGTTTACCTCTGACAATCGTGACTAAGATAGATTGGTCTAAATACCCTAACTTTACCGCTGCGGAGTTTTCTTGCAGTCATTGTGGCGCAAACGAAATAAACGAAAGCTTACTCGACAAGCTTCAACTATTGCGCAACAAGTACGGCAAACCAATGAAGATAACGTCAGGTTATCGTTGCCCGAAACATCCCATAGAAGCAAAGAAAGCATCTCCGGGGGCACACTCTACAGGTTTAGCTTGCGACATAGGCGTTAGTGGTTCAGAAGCTCATCAGGTTTTGTTGCTTGCTATGGAGTTAGGATTTACGGGCATAGGTGTACAGCAGAAAGGAACTGGAAGATTCATCCATGTTGACCTGACTGTTGGTCAAAACCGTCCTACTGTGTGGAGTTACTAATGGCTAAGAATCCTAGTTTGGCTGTAGGCCGTGGTGAGAAGTTGCCAGTAAGCAAAGGTGCTGGCCTAACTGCCAAGGGTAGAGCTAAGTACAATCGTGCCACTGGAAGCGATTTAAAGCCTCCAGTAACCACCAGCAAGCCTAGCAAGTCTGAGGCTGGCAGACGGGCATCATTCTGTGCAAGGATGGGCGGGATTGTAAAGACAGCCAAGAATTCAGAACGTGCAAGAGCATCTATGCGGAGATGGAAATGCCGATAGAAGATGACATGAATCAAGATGTGATGGAACTTGTGCGTCAGGAACGCACTCCAGACTTTTTATCACAAGCACAACAAGAGTATCCCTATCTAAAAAATAAAGAGATAGACATACTCTATAACCCAAAGCCACAAGAACAAAGATATCTAGAGTTCTATCCTCCTGACGAACCCGGTGCGCCAGATATGCCGCGCCCAAAAGAATTACCTATGGGTAGAGTAGGCATGGAGGTATTTCGTTCTGATGTGCGTCCTATAGATATTCTTGGAGACTACGTATCTCACTATGGTGTGCAGTCTGACCCTGAGTTGCAAAAATATTACGGTCAATTTGGCGAATCAACTGACCCTGAGATGATGCAAAGACGGTATCAGTTTCATAGAGATCAGTTTGGCGAAACCAGACCTTATGACGTTTGGTATCAACAAACTGGATTACCTGAGTTGTTCAGAGGATATACGTTCAATCAGTTTGGTGAGAATGCTGCACAGCTTTACAGCCCACAGCAGTTGATGATCCTTGATCGTGTAAAACAATATCTAGGAATAAAATAAATGAGTAAAAGTCAAACACACTATCTACCTGACGGTAAGGTTTACAAGGGTGCAACACATAAGGCTGGCAAAACCCTGATGACGGGTGAGAAGCACACAAAGACAAGCAAGGTTTTAAAACACACTAAACCTAAACAGAAAGGTGCAAAATGAAACCCGGACTCTACGCTAATATCAATGCTAAACGTCAACGTATAAAGGCAGGTAGTGGTGAGAGAATGAGAAAGCCGGGAAGCAAAGGCGCTCCCACGGCTCAGTCATTTATTCGCTCCGCGAAAACAGCCAAAAGAAAAAGCCGAAGATAACTGCTGTAGCAATACCAGCCCCAACTAAGAAGCCACCAATAAACGTAATAATGGTGAAGACTTCCATAGTTACTCCTGCTCTAAAAAACTACGTATGTCAGCAACGGGCATACCTAATTTCTCATGTATCAAGAGAATGTGACCAGCTCCCATTTTCTTTCTACCATGACGAAACTTAGATATATCTGGTCTGCTTATCTTTTTATCAAAGAATTCATAAAGTCTCGCATCGTTCTTTAGATTATGCTTTTCCATAATGTGATCGAACAAAGCGAAGTTTGGTTTTTGTGTAATGTTTCCTTCAATCATGCTATCTCCTTATGGTGCTGGTATTAGTTTGCCATCAAATGCGTAGGTTCCTATATGCGTCAAACCTACCCACGGTGCTGCGTGTATCTCTCCACCGTTATCTCTCCATGTTTTACAGAAGTGATAATCCTCTGACAGCAGACGCTTAGTCTCTGGCTCTATGCTCTCTGTGAAGTATTGGCTAATCTGTTCTGCTCCCAAATTTCCAGCTAGATCAGTAACGTCATTGACGTACCACGGAACTATCGGCTTTAGCTTCTCAAACACTTCACGCTTAATCAGCATGAATCCTGTGCCGCCGTTCCATATTTCTACTGGCTCATTAACTGGTACTGTAGCCTCACCCACATAGTTCTTTAGGTTGACCACAAACGAACCTGTGTGATATTTCAGGTGACTATCAGGAACGCCAGACTCTACCGCTTTGCGTACTGCACCCCAATTGATTTCTTTCTTAGGATAGATTCCGGTAATTACATCCTTGTCTGACTCCAGCATCTTTAAGAAGTCAGCAGGGTTGAATTGAATATCAGCATCTATAAACATCAAGTGTGTTGCGTCTGACTTCATAAAGCCATGCGCTAGTGCATTCCTGCCGCGAGTGATTAAACTTTCGTTAAACATGAATGACATCATGCTTTCTATCTTGTTGTCTCTCAGCAGGTTATTCAGTTGCAATAGGCTCTGTGCGTAAAACCCAAAACATTGACCACCGTACATTGGCGTAGCTATAAATATCTTTTTCATTTGTTCATCCTGTAAAACCATTTGTCTGCCCGGCGCTGACAGTCAATGCTGTAACCGTTAGCTCTGAGTTCTGAAATAATGCTGTTGACTGCACACACTCCTGCCTTTTGTATAATATCTAGCGTTGTGTATTCCCCTCCCCGCCCCAAAAGATTTGCTACTTTCTGTAATCGTTCAGACTTATCTAATTTTGCAGCATTCACGATATATCCTCCACTCTAATGACGTATCTGCCTTTACTGTTCTTGCGCCAGCCATGTACTTCAATTCTGATACCAGCATCTCTAACTAGCGCAACCGTGGTTGAGTCTTGAATCTTCTTTATACGGTCAGCAACAGCCGAAGCCGTTACCTGTACCGCCAGAACCTCATCCTTGCGGATAGCAAGAATGTCGCACCACCCCCACAAATCCTTTCTCTGCTTAGTAAAGGAATTCCACTTCTCTACTACTTCACAGTGGTATCCAAGCTCTCGCAAGTATTCCAAGCTGCGCTGTGTGGGTGAGCGACTAGATGCCATTAGAAGGGTATAGCGTCGTCGTGAGGACTGTACTCACGTACTGTGCTGCCCTCAGTAGGTTTCTTGTAGTTAGGGTCAGGTGTAAAGTTATCCTGTGCCAGTGATATAAGTTCCCCTACTGGAGTAGGTTTACGCCATCCTGCAAGCTTTACCCACTCACCAGCTTTAATATCTCTGTCAGCAGTGAAGCCACCTTTTAAGTGCGGCTGTGTGTCTGTCTTGCGTTTGTCGTTAGTGAATAACACTCCCTTGCCGGGTCGTTCATTGTGGTTCTTCATACTTCCTCCAGAGAGTTTGCAGCAGCCATAACTTTCATTTTGGTAGGTGCGTCTAGCTTGTCTATAACTTCACCGTTTGCGTCTTTAAGGGTTTTTAACTTTTCGCGTTTAACATCGTCACTAAGCTTTTGGCTTGCCTTTATTTTGTGAACCATGTCGTGAAAAGATGTCTCCCACTCTGCTAAATCCGTGGACTCGCTGAACGGTTCGTCCATTCCCGGAATGTAAAGCGGCAAAAAAGTCTCACCCTCTTTCCTTTCTTTCGCTTTCTTTATTTCTTCTACTACTACGTCAGCTTTACCCATGTTGATTTCCTGAGTTTGCTTCTGCGGTTCCATGTCCTCAACTTCCTCTGGCGTATAAACACCTGCGACACAGCCGGGATAAACGGATCGGATACCTTCTGAGATGCAACGCGCTCTGAGCATAGCTCTAGGATATTTGTGCCATCCACTACCCGGTTTAACCAGCCCGATATTCTTTCCCATTTCGATAGTCCAAGTGACAGACAAAGACCCACCAGCGGGATGACTAAAAACACCAGTAACTCTGTCATCTGTGTATTCCTTCCATTCCACCTTTCCACCTGCTTGCTGGAACCTAGCCATCATTGCGTCTGCTTTCAACGCTGGCCTACCTTGTATTACGTGATAATCACGCGCAGCCGCAGCAGGGTGTGATCCTTCTGCCTGTGCTATCAACATCAAAGCCATAGCTTCTTGTTCTGTCTTGACGTTAAACAATCCAGACTTTGCTATGACTACCGCCATCTTTTCTATATCTTGATACGGAACTAAGTTACTCATTTTGTCCTCGCTTTCATCATCTCATCTGCTTGTAAATAAGCTGCTTCGGCAACAGATATTCTTCTATGGTTTGGATCGTCAATAGTTGGGTCAGTATCAAAAACAGGTATTAACGCTTGCATAGCTTGTGCTGCAAAGTAGTCTCTTAGTGTCATTCCATCTTTCTGATGAATTGACGTTGGAAATACATTCATTCTCATCCCCTTATTTAAGTAAAAATCTCCGACTGCCCGGCATTTCAATTACGAACTTTTGGTAAACGTCTGGCATAGCTTGCTGAAACAAATCAGACGCAAACTTCTTACTAGGCTTAGAGTTGCGCCACGTTACAAGCGTCTTTCCATCCACGCTAACCAGCGAACCTTTCGAACCCATATATTCCCTAATCGCAACTTCGACTTTCTCTGCTTCTGTTTCAAGTTGTTTGATACGTGCCTTGTATTCACTAAGGACAGCGCAAGCTTGTTCCACCGCGCCTGTTGCAGTTGCCGCCTCTTCACTCGAAACAGGCCAGATAAGCTTGGTGGACTCAACATCACTAGCTTGCGGCTCGGCATTAGATACGACAATCCCCCAAAACTTTGCCATTTCTTTAACAAGCTCATCCTTCATCTCCTGCGTGATATTGAAGTGATATGTTCTGAACTTCTGTCCACCGAACAAGATTGCAAGATAAATCTCATCCACGTTATGACAGGCAGCTTCGTGTATGAGTTGCGCCATATCAGCAGCAGGAACCATATTTGTTTCTTCGTCGAACTTATGCAGAACGCCAGCGTTGTAGTTTTTACATTCAACGAGTATTCGTCCATCTGCACTGATGTAGTCAAAATGACTTTTAAGCCACGGCTCAGTTTTATGCGATAGAACATAGTCTGCATCCTTCAATTCAATCCTATGCTTGTCTTGAAAGAGTCTAGCAATGGTTGGCTCCATCACTTTACCCATCTGGACTTCTTCCACTTCAGATAGATCAGGTGGCTGCTTCTTTCCTTGCTTTACTAAGATTGCATCCGTAGCTCTACCGTTGGCTGCTAGTCGGGAATCTCCTGACCACCATGCTGCATTTCTAATCTCTGGTGCAAAATCATCTGTGTTTACGCTAGTCATAATTTTTTTCCTTTAATTTTGCTTGTATCAATTCAGCAAATCTACGGTCACTGGTAGCTGCACGACGTAGTAGTTTTATTTCTGTGGTTGTCAGATCAACCCATTCGCGCTCTGCTGCTGCGATTAAGGCGGCAAAGCGTTCAAGTTGTTCGTGGTCTAGCATTACGCCCCATCCGTTAGCTGGTCTGCCGCCAGAGGCTTCTTCTGCCATGCGAATAATGTCGTCGCGTGTCATTGCAAATCCTTGCGGTTTGTTGGCTTTAGTATGTGGGCAACTATCTTGTCTTTATCCACTCCGGTCATGTCTATGATTGAACAGAGCAGCACCATAGTTGTTGAACCCCACGCTACAAGGTCATCCCCGAATTCATCCTCTAGGACTGCTGTAAGCCTGTCTATGGCTCTTGTAAGGTCATCGTGGCTATAAGGTAGGTGCTTCACGCATAGCCTCCTCAAACTCTGCACTGCGCTCTAATCTGTCACGTAGTGCGTCTGTGTCTGCAACGTATAACAAAGCCTGTTCACCGCAATGGCTGGGTAAAGTAGTTTTACGTTCTGCGTAGCAGTAAGGGAACTCTGCGTTACCTGATACAAGGTCAACGGTCGTTAGTTTGGGATGTATGCAGCGGTCACGTTGACCGTGCGGTGTGCCAAAGAATGTGCAATCTCGGCATAGTTTTATGTCTTTTAAATAGGTCATTCCTGATCTCCCGAAAGGGTTGTCTAGTTTAGAAGCAAGTAGTATTGCAATTGTTTCCGTAGCAGCAAGTAGTGCAGTTGGTGCATCGTCCTTGTTGGTCACAGTAGGTGTGATACGTGCATGATGCGTACACAAGTGGGGCGGTAACAGCTAACCACAAAGCAAATAAATACTTCATGTTTTCTCCTTTGTTTAAAAAAAATATGTTGCGATAGAAATGTAATTGATTAGCAGATTATTGTCTATGAATAATAATTATGGGTTTGCAGATAGCAATAGGCATGGTCTATCTGTGGATAAGTCTGTGGATAACCTGTGGATAACTTTAGCTGGCATGGTTCTTGATATATATAAAGACAATGAATAGTTCTTTATACAAAGAACTATCGACTATCTATTTATCTCTATATAAAAACATATAATAGGTGCTTAAAAATTAAGCAGTAACATTTACTTAACTTTTTTTACCTTTGGTGTTTTGAATCCCAATGCTTTGAACTTGGCTCTCAAGTCTGTACCTGCTGCCGATGTGTAGTTGAAGTTCTGATCGAGAATTGAAGTAGCCTTCACTGCTGGCTTGGGGCTGGACAGTTTGGGGCTTTTGGGTCTCGCACTTGGCTGCGCGTCCGGTTGTGCCAGCGGGATAACTGCGTAAAGTTTCTTAGGAGTGGGCATAAAGTTCTCCAGAGTAGGGTTTAAACGCGCATACGGGCGCGTAGGACTGATAAATCAGGCATGGGAAGGGAAAGATACCATCCCATCCTGAAAACGGCTTAAAACGGCTTTAAAGCAGTGATGTTAAAACAGCGGCACAATCGGTCAATTGTTCGCGTTTATTCAGAAAGTATTGCTTTTCATCTACTGGACAGTGATTCGATAGCATAGTGAAAGCCACTGCCCCATCAATCAGAGAATCAATAATTTGCTGTAAATCAATAATTGGATTGATAGCAAAATCATTATGATGATTATGTTCTGCTGCAACTATGATGCTTTCTTTAAGTTTACCCATGATATATATCCCCTAGAATTGATTAGAACCGCCTACAAGGCGATAAAAAAGGCTAGTCGATACTTGACTAGCCTGATTGAAAAAAACGTCTTAAATTAAGCTTAAAAGCTTTCCCCTAGAATCTTCTCCCCATGTTGCTAACCAATAACGAAAATGTGAATTGTTGGGTGCATCATCAAAATCTAGTTCTATCCAGTCTTCATCGTCATCACTCATTTGCTCATTAAAAACAAATAACCAATAAGTAAGCAGAGTATTTTTCCTATTAAATTCACAATCTGCTAAACCATGTTGTTCAATTTCTTGTAATAAACTCATGATAAATCCCCTATAAATTGTATTAAGCGGCCCGTATTGATTGAAATATTCTTCGCTTTGTTATTAGCCATTTTTCTAATACTGGATTGCCATACTGGTCTTCATCTATAGCAACATAAGCGACTGATTTTCTGACAATGGCAAATCTAATTGAGTTAGCAGTGCAATTGTTGCGTCCTAATACTAAAATTCCGTCTGATACGTCAATTTCATGTATCAAATTGTGTTTTTCGGCCCAACTATTTTTGATTGCTGGTCTGAATGAAAAATATTTTCTTGTTTCTGGCAAATAGAATTCTCCAGAATCTTTTGCATACTGTTTATCATAATCAATCATCATAATCCCCTATGTTATAAAGAAAGTAATAAGAATAAATAAGCATACATAACTAGAAAGCATATAAAACCTGCAACTATTTCAAGTATGGTTTGCATAGTTATCCTCATTTAATGGTTTGCTTAAATCAATAATCCAGCTTTCCGGTATAGGCTTATCCGGTCTAAAACCATTGGACGGATAACCACCTATAGCGTTAAAAGTAATGTCGCCGATAGAAAAATCCTGATTTACTGTATGGCTAAGAAAAATGTAATAAATACCAAAGTCAGTAAATAGCTTGTATTTTTTGCCTACATTTAAGGGTTGCCTTGTTTTTAATGTTTTCATGGTTATTCCCCTAATTCAGTAAGTATTTCTATTTTTGCTCCACTGTTTTCAAGCTTTTCAAATTCTTCGTAACTTAAATCGCCGATAATAAATTTATAATTATTTGGCATAGTTACTAAATGAGAAATGCCATATTCGTATAAATTAAATTCATCACAAATTGCCTGATCTGCTTTTGACATTGAAAGTGTTGACATAATTAACCTCTTAGTTCTTCGTTGATTACTTGCTCTATATAGGCAAAATCATGTTCAATTAAGTTATTCGCACAATTGGCTACAGTTGCATAAAATGCCGCTCTAGCGTGCAAGCTTTCGGTGTAATCGCCCTTCATTGCAATATTCACCCATGATTCGGTAGAGTTTTTTAATGCTTGCATCTCTGCATTGCCGAAGTTTGATAAGTAAGCAAACAATATTCTTGCGTGATCTATTTTCATTGTCTAATCCCCTAAAGTGTAGGAAAGCAAGGGAAAATCCCTTGCCTTTGTTTATGCTGCTAGTAATTCATCCTCGACTAATACCTGCTTATCAGTCCCGCAATTAAGCAGAAAATCGCTTGCTTGCTGTGCTAGTGCACTGGCTTTAAATATTGCTCTGCTGTCTGCTTTTAAGCATTTCAACCATGATTCGATATAGCCAGCGTGACGTAAATCGCCTTTGATACCATGTTGCTGGCAAAGAAATGCTGCACCTAGTTCTGCAACTAATTCCTCGAAAGCATAGTCACTGTTACCGAATCTACCCTTGCTTAAATCACGGTCACAGCGAGTTTTCTCGCTAGTCCAGTGCGTTAATTCGTGAAAGAAAGTGGCGTAGTAGTGTTCAGCACTTTGGAATGTATTTAGTGCTGGCATACGGATAGAATCAATTGAAGGGATATAACAAGCGGTATCGCCACCGATAGAGTATTTTGCTTGTGTAGCAATGATACGATTCTCGCAAGCTTCAATCTTTTTATTGTCAGATATCGGAGTATCTTCGCTTGCAATAATGTCAATTCCAGTTACTTGAGCAACATTAAAAACATAGGATACTTTTGCGAATTGATAAAACTTATCCTCACCGGATGATTCTGCTTTCTTATCCTTTGCTTGTGACCAGTAAACAATCTTTGTTGCTTTCTCATCCTTACGAACCCTTGCACCTAGTTCATTCCACTGTTTTAGACTAGCCCATGCTGGACAATCGTATCCTTTGATACCGGATACCATTGCTGTAATGAAGCGGTTAATGCCGCGATAAGGCCGTCCAGTAGTGACATTTTTATCTGCGGATTGTGGCGCATTCCAAGGTTTAACCCAAGGCGTAGCCCCTTTTTCTAGTTCACTGATAATCGAATCGGTTATTTCCTGATATATGGTTGTCATTGTCTAATCTCCATCTAAGAATTGGAAAGAAAGCCAGTTACGCACTGGCAAGCGGTTTTATTTATTAAGAACTAAAAGAATACCGACAACAAAATAAGCGGCAAAGAAAACAATTGCGCCTAAAAAGAACTTGTCTGATAACAATACTTCGTTGATCTTTTTCATTTGTAAGCCCCTATAAATATATAAATGTTTGCTGCTAAGAACTATTATATATGGGTTATAGGATTATGCAATAGGTTATG